ACCGTAATGCTAGTATCATTAGTATGTGCGTCGGTTGGGTGGTTCTTGCTTTATTTGCTGAGGGACTTTTAAGACTTATAGGCGTTATTCCTCCTATTCTACCATGGCTGAACATTACCTTGAAATAATTGGTATTGTTTTATTATTGGTGTTTGCATCCACGATGTTCTATCAAGGAACAATGATCCTTAGAGGTCATCGTGGTTATAGACACTGTGAACGAGACCAGAAAGAAACTGAAGACATGCGTCGAAGAATAGAAGAGTTACTGAGGAACAAGTAATGGAACATCTGTTAGGAAAGGCACTTGTAATAGTTGTCATCCCATTTGTGTTAAGTACACTTTACTTCGGTTCAAAGAAGGGGAACTACTATGAATCCGAACACTATAAGGGAAATGGAACCGCACATTAGACAAAAAAATTATGGGACACTTCGCGCACTGGGTTCTAAATAACCCTTATACACTAGGATCACTTTGTTATGCCCTCATCGTTGTTCCAATATTGGGTATTTGGTACGTCCATAAGAAGTGAATTTGTACCTGGAGTATTCATACTTCTTAGTTGTGGATTGATATTCACACTGTATTGTGTTTACTACATACTTAAGCTAGCGAATGATGAGATGAATGAGTGAGGTATACCTTGGTAACCCGAACCTCAAGAAGGCCAACACAGCCATTGAGTTCACAAAGGAACAGATCGAAGAATTTATTAAGTGTAAGGACGATCCTGTTTACTTTGCAAGAAATTATATCCGTATTGTTTCTCTGGATGAGGGTCTTGTTCCTTTTGAACCTTATCAGTTCCAAGAGAAGTTAATTAGTCGATTTCATAAGAACAGATTTAATATCTGTATGATGCCCAGACAGACTGGTAAGTCAACCACGTCGGTATCATACTTGCTGCACTATATTGTCTTTAATGACAGTGTGAACGTTGGTATTCTTGCCAACAAGGCATCAACTGCCAGGGAACTCCTGAGTAGGTTACAACTTGCATATGAAAACCTGCCAAAGTGGATGCAGCAGGGTATCATTGCATGGAACAAAGGTTCGATGGAGTTGGAAAATGGCAGTAAGGTATTGGCAGCTTCTACATCTGCGAGTGCTGTCCGAGGCATGTCGTTCAATATCCTCTTCCTCGATGAGTTCGCGTTCGTTCCAAATCACATCGCTGATTCCTTCTTTGCATCTGTTTATCCTACTATTACTTCTGGTAAAAGCACAAAAGTAATCATGGTTTCTACGCCTCACGGCATGAACCATTTTTACAGAATGTGGCACGATGCTGAGAGGGGTCAAAACGAATACGTTCCAACTTCAGTTCACTGGAGTGAAGTTCCTGGTCGTGATGAGGCCTGGAGAGAACAGACAATCAAGAACACATCAGAAAACCAGTTCAAGGTTGAGTTTGAGTGTGAGTTCCTTGGATCTGTTGATACTCTCATCAATCCAGCCAAACTTAGGGCGATGGTCTATGATCGACCTATTCAATCAAACAATGGATTAGAAATATACGAAAAACCAGTAGAAAACCACGACTACGTTTGTACCGTTGACGTAGCTAGAGGTGGTGGTAATGATTACTCCGCTTTTGTTGTTGTGGATATTACTGAATATCCACACAGAGTAGTGGCAAAGTATAAGAACAATGAGATCAAACCCATGTTGTTCCCATCGATCATTTATGATACGGTTAAGGGATATAATAATGCATGGGTCTTATGTGAAGTCAACGATATCGGTGATCAGGTTGCATCTATTCTAAATTATGATCTTGAATATCCAAACCTTCTTCAGTGTTCAATGAGAGGTCGTGCAGGACAAATCGTAGGTCAGGGTTTCTCTGGAAAGAAAACTCAGTTGGGTCTCAAGATGTCTAAGGCTGTTAAGGCAGTTGGATGTTCCAACCTGAAAACAATGATTGAGGCTGATAAGGTTCTTTTCAAAGACTACGATATTATATCAGAACTCACCACATTTATTCATAAAAGAAACTCATTTGAGGCTGAGGATGGGTGTAATGATGACCTTGCAATGTGTCTGGTCATTTATGCATGGTTAGTTGCACAGGACTACTTCAAAGAACTAACAGATCAAGATGTTCGTAAGAGATTATATGAAGATCAAAAGGATCAAATTGAACAAGACATGGCTCCATTTGGATTTATCAGTGATGGTTTAGAGGATGAAGTAATTCAAGGCGATGATGGAACCTTATGGAAAAAGACAGACCTTGATGATATCAATTCCACATATGGAGACATGACTTTCATGTGGGAGTATTATTGATGGATCTTGATGATAAGTTTGATCTAGAACATCTTCTATTTGTAGAAAGAAATTGTAGAACTTGTGGCGAACGAAAAAATCTTTTAGATGATTTTTATCTCACAAGAAAAGATCGAGGTTCATATCCATCTGCATATTCATACGAATGTAAGTTTTGTACTATAAACAGAATAAAACGCCAACGTAAACACCAACAAAACAAAGAACGCCAACAACAAGACTTAAATTGGTATTATCCAGACTGGTAGTGTTCACGCATCATTTCCCCATTTGAAAAGGTAATAAACAATAAATAAATTCAGATAACAACTGAAACTTCTAGAGGAAATCAGATGGCTGGTTTAGGCTTAGTATCTCCTGGAATTAAGGTAAGAGAGGTTGATCTTACTCGTGGTGGAATTACTGGCGTAAGTGACCAAACTGGTGCCATCGCTGGCCCATTTGTTAAAGGTCCAGTTAATGATCCAATTCTTATCGAAAATGAGAAAGATTTGGTAGATACTTTTGGAGAACCTCAAGAGACAAGTAACCAATATGAGTATTGGATGAGTGCATCATCTTACCTCTCATATGGCGGAGTGTTAAGAGTAGTAAGAACCGATGGTACATCCCTTAATAATGCTAACGCAGCTGTTGCAACTGGCGCTGGATCATCAATTACAAATTTAAAAATTAAAAATTTAGATGATTATTATAATGGAAAAGACACATCAGCAGATTGGTATTGGGCTGCAAAGAATCCTGGAAGTTGGGCTAACAATCTTAAAGTTTGTGTAGTTGATGCGCTGAGTGATCAAACACTGACTGGCATCACAACCGCAGGTATTGTTGTTGGTGCTGCCGTTACTCAAGCATTTGGTGGTGTTTCAGTTGGTGGTATTGGCACTTCACTGACACTGAATGGTCACCTGAAAGGTATTGTTACTGGAATTGGATCTTCCACGATTGATGTTAAAGTTGTCAGTCAGGTATCCGCAGCTGGTACTCTTTCAAACGCAGAATATACTAAAGGTGGAGTTTATCAATTTAATACATCAAGAGAACTGACTATTGTTGGTGCAACTGGTGCCGCTTCAACAGAAATTACCCTCACTAGAGGGATTGGTGGAGTTGACACTCCTGCAGTTGATGGAGCTCAAGCAATTAGTGTTGGTACTCAGTTTGTTCTTTATAACACTATAAGTTCTTCTATCACTATTGATCAACCAGGTAATGCAGCACTTGGTATTGGTGATACTGGTGTTGTTCTTTCCAGTACATCTGGCATTGGAACAATTGGTTCTGCAGGTTCGAACATTCTTTTGATTGATGGAGAATTGATTGGTGTTGGTGCTACCATTATTCCTGGAACTGGATTTGTTGGATTCTCAACCAGAGGTATTGATGGAACTATCGAATCCTCTCATACTAGTGGCACATCAGTTTATGTTCTTACAAATGCTGGATCTGCAGGCACTGTAAGAAGTGGCGCAACTTCAACAGGAACTGTTATTGGTATTACAACTCTTGGCAGTATCGATGTTAATGATTACATTAGAACTTTAAGAGTTGGTGTTGGTACAACTGGTGAACTGATGTTGGTTACTGGGATTACCACAAACTCTGCACTTACTCCAACAACCGTTATTGACTGGTACGAATCACAAACTCTTGGGTTGTCAAATTCCACAGTTTATTGGAAAAATATTGCTCCCAAACCTGGAACTTCTGCTTTCGCTTCTTCTAGAGCTTCAAGATTTGATGAAATCAACGTTGTGGTCGTTGATGATGATGGATCAATAACAGGTAACTCTGGACAAATTCTTGAAAAGTGGATTGGTCTTTCCAAAGCAAAAGACGCAGTTCAATTTAATTCCCAATCCTATTATAAAAATTATATTGCAGATAATTCAAATTATGTTTTTGCTGGTTATGCTCCTTTAGGCAAAGCTACTGGATTTGCAACTGGAAATACTGCATATACCTCTGCCGGAACAGTTTGGGGACAAAATGCCCAGGGTATTGTTTTCTCAGGTATTGGTAGATCCACATATGATCTGCAAGGAGGATCAGATTACGGTGGCACTTATACTGCTCCCACATATTCTGCAACTCTTGGCGACTTGATGGAAGGATATGACCAGTTTGCCAATCAAAGAGAATATCCAATTAATTATCTTATCATGGGTCCTGGTCTTGCATCTAGAGACGAAACAGTTGGTAAAGCAAACAAATTAGTTGCGATTGCAGATCAAAGAAAAGATTGTATTGCTACAATCTCACCAAGAAGATCTGATGTTATGAATGATCAGGTTCCTTTGACAAATAGTGATACTCAAACTGATAATATTCTTGCAACAATGCAAGGTGTTAGTGCCTCTTCTTATGCAGTTCTTGATTCTGGTTATAAGTACACTTATGATAGATTCAATAATAAATTCCGTTATATTCCATGTAACGCTGATGTTGCTGGAATGATGGCAAGAACTTCGCAGAATTCATATCCTTGGTTCTCACCTGCCGGTGTGACCCGTGGTGTTGTAAATAACGCAGTTAAACTTGCATATAACCCATCACAAGCTCAAAGAGATCTTCTCTATACCAAGAGAGTAAACCCAGTTATCGCTTCTCCTGGTGGTGGAATCATTCTCTTTGGGGATAAGACTGCTCTTGCATATACTTCTGCATTTGATAGGATTAACGTTCGTCGTCTTTTCCTCACAATCGAAACTGCAATTGAAAGAGCTGCCCGCGCTCAACTGTTTGAGTTCAACGATTCAATCACTAGAGCTAACTTTGTTAACATCGTTGAACCTTATCTTCGTGATGTTCAAGCGAAGAGAGGTATCACAGACTTCCTCGTTGTCTGTGATGAGAGCAATAACACTGCCGATGTAATCGACGCTAATGAATTCCGCGCCGACATTTTCGTGAAACCCGCACGTTCCATCAACTTCATCGGTTTGACCTTTGTTGCTACCCGCACGGGTATCAGTTTTGAAGAATTGATCGGTACAGTTTGATTATTAAATAGTAACATCATCGTCTAATCATCTAACAGGAGTAAAAAACAATGCCTCAGCAAATCCCCAATACAGGGGCTAACGCGAGAACCCTGGACACTTTCAAGAGTAAGCTTCTTGGTGGTGGCGTTCGTCCTAATTTCTTTGAGGTTGAACTCAAGTTTCCATCCCTGGGCATCGACGACAATGATGTAAGTGATAGAACTCGTTTCTTAGTGAAAGGAGCAAATCTACCTGCTTCCATCGTTGCTCCAATCTCAGTTCCTTTTAGGGGAAGAGAACTGAAAATTGCAGGTGAAAGAAGTTTCGACACCTGGACAATTACTGTTATTAACGATAGCAATTTCACTTTACGTGATGCTTTTGAAAAGTGGATGAACGTTATCAACAAAGTTTCTGATAATGCTGGTGAAGTTGATCCAACGATCTACCAACAAGAAGCCTACGTTCACCAACTTGGTAGAGCACCTATCACCAATCAAGCAGGTGTTCCTGCCACTTCAGGAAATACTATTCCCATCTTGAGATCATATCACTTCCATGGTGTGTTCCCAACTAACGTTTCTTCGATTGAACTGTCATACGATAACAACAACGTTATCGAAGAGTTCTCTGTTGAATTCCAAGTTCAGTGGTGGGAAGCACTGAATGAAGATGGCAAGGTTGTTGTTGGTTGATAAATAGACCATAAGACAATACTGACAATATGGCTAAATTATTCGGTTTCTCCATAGAGGGGGCTGACGGAGATAATCTGCCAAAGTCTGCGGTATCTCCTGTTCCGCAGAACGATGCAGATAAATCCGACTACTTTGTAAGTAGTGGCTTCTATGGACAATACGTTGATATTGAAGGTGTATTCAGAAACGAATACGATTTGATTAAAAGATACAGAGAAATGTCTCTGCATCCAGAGTGTGACGAAGCGATTGAAGATATCGTAAACGAGGCAATTGTTTCCGATCTCAGCGACAGCCCAGTTGAGATCGATCTCCAAAACTTAAACGTCGGGGATAATATCAAGAAGATTATCCGCGACGAATTTAAGTATATTAAAGATCTCCTGGACTTTGATTCTAAAGCCCATGAGATTTTCCGTAACTGGTATATTGATGGTAGACTTTATTATCATAAAGTAATCGATCTTCAGGATCCACATGCTGGTATCCAAGAGTTGAGATACATTGATGCGATGAAGATCAAATATATCCGTCAGGCTAAGAAAAATGATCCAAATCAGGCAAGACTGAATAATAATGAGTCTAATTTACTTACTCCTATCATAGAAGAGTATTTCGAATATAATCCAAATACAAGTAACGGATCATCATATCTTCCATCTTCAGGAAAAAATGGTGCCGTAAAGATTGCAAAAGATGCCGTTACATATTGCACATCCGGCCTCGTAGACAGAAATAAAAATCTCACATTGTCTTGGTTACACAAAGGCATTAAAGCCTTGAACCAATTGAGAATGATTGAAGACAGTTTGGTTATCTATAGACTGTCTCGTGCTCCAGAAAGAAGAATTTTCTATATCGACGTAGGTAATCTACCAAAGGTAAAGGCAGAACAATATCTTCGTGATGTCATGAACCGTTATAGATCCAAGTTGGTCTATGATGCAAACACAGGCGAAATCCGTGACGACAAGAAGTTCATGAGTATGCTTGAGGATTTCTGGCTGCCAAGAAGAGAAGGTGGGCGCGGAACTGAGATCACAACTTTACCAGGAGGACAGAACCTTGGTGAGATTACTGATATTCAGTACTTCCAGAAAAAACTCTACAAAGCTCTGGGTGTTCCAGAAACCCGTATTGGTGGGGAAGGTGGTTTTAACCTTGGTCGTTCTTCCGAAATTCTTAGAGACGAACTAAGATTCAACAAGTTTGTTGGTCGTCTTCGCAAGAGATTTTCCAATATGTTCCTTGACATGTTGAAGACGCAACTTCTCCTCAAGAACGTTGTAACTCCTGAAGATTGGACAACAATGTCCGAACATATTCAGTTTGATTATATCTATGATAATCACTTTGCAGAGCTGAAAGACAGTGAATTATTCCAGGAACGTATCAATAATGCCGCACAAGCTGAACAGTATGTCGGTAAGTATTTTTCACAAGATTATGTGAGACGTAAGATTCTTCGTCAAACTGATGAGGAGATTGTCGAACAGGATCAACTCATTGCTGCAGAAATTGACGCTGGGTTGTATCCAGATCCTCTCATGATGCAGTCAATGGAACTTGCAGGTGCAGCAATGGATCTTCAAAGTAAATCTGAACCTGCCCCATCAACACAAGATCCTGGTATTAATGACAAAGCCGTAGAAGTCGCGGGTGGGGAAATATAAATAATTTGTAGTGTATTTACATTATCGTGGATTCTGAAAATTTAGTTGATTTGGTGCTGCAAGATGCACCTGCTCATGAAATTAGTGATGCGATCAAGGATATTTTGTTTGCAAAATCCGCAGACAGACTTGAAGCTGGAAGACCTGTAGTTGCTGCAGATCTTTTTGGTGATGAAGAAGAATATTATGAAGATGAAGATTTAACCCAAGAGGAAGAGGATGTCTAACCAACAGATTAAACCATTAGGTAATGAGGTTAACTTAGCTGCTGGTATCGGCAATAGCACCACTGTTGGTAGTGCAACCGTCGTAAGAGTGGTTAATGCTTCTGGTGGTAGTGTGATTGTTGGTCTTCAAACAGCCGGTTTTGTTGGTTTTTCAAGTTTTACTATGTTACAAAACACAACCGAATTAGTTGTTAAAAGAGCCGATGATCTCATTCATGTAACTGGTGGAACAGTTCAAGTTACAAAAGTAGGTTTTACAAACTAAAACAATGAAACTTATCAGAGAAGAAATCGAACAGGTAGAAGTTATCGTTGAAGAACGCAACGGTAAGAAAAGCCTTTATATTGAGGGAGTATTCCTCCAAGGCGATATTAAAAATCGCAACGGAAGAATGTATCCTTGCGATACCCTTGAGAGAGAAGTAGGTCGTTACAACGAAACCTTCATTCAAAAGGGGCGCGCTCTTGGTGAACTGGGTCACCCCGATGGTCCTACCGTAAACTTGGATCGTGTATCTCACAAGATCACTTCTCTGGTACGTGAAGGTAACAATTTCATCGGTCGTGCAAAGATCCTAAATACACCGATGGGAAACATTGCAAAGTCCCTTCTTGATGAAGGTGTTAAACTTGGTGTTTCTTCTCGCGGTGTTGGTTCTGTCCGCATGAACAATGAGGGTGTGAACATCGTTGGCGAAGACTTCATGCTTGCCACTGCCGCAGATATCGTTGCAGATCCTTCAGCTCCAGATGCCTTCGTAGATGGCATTATGGAAGGTAAAGAGTGGGTCTGGGATGGTGGAATTCTCCGCGAAAAATATGCAGAGAAAACATACAAACAGATCAATACTCTTGTCAATAATAGACAGTTGCAAGAGAACAAACTAAAGCTTTTCCAAGACTTCTTGGGAAATCTCTAATTTATAAATAAAGATAGATTAATTACACTTATAAAGTCTTAATCGGAGAGTTCAAATGTCCCGTGGTCAAAATTTACAAGAAATGGAAGTAGGCACTGCGCAATCCAAGACTGCCGTTAATGCTAACGCTAAAGCTGGTATGCCGATGGATACATCGGTGGCTGGTTCCTATGAGGATCTCGGCGGCCCTACTCCCGAAAATTACAGATCCGATGATGGTTCCGCAAAACTGCGCGAGCCAAAAGTCGCAACTGTAAAAGACATTGTTAATCGTGGTGCAAAACCTGCCATGGCCCGTGAAGAGGTCGAAGAGGTTGAAGAAGAAATCGTAACCGAAGAGGAAGTCGCCGAAGAAATCGTTGACGAAACTCCCGAGTACGATATCGAAGAAGATATGAACGCTCTGTTCTCTGGTGAAGAACTCACCGAAGAGTTCCAAGAGAAAGCTAAAACCATCTTTGAAGCTGCAATCAACGCAAAAGTTGCTCAGGTTGCAGAAGAGATGGAGCGCAAGAACGAAGAGCGCATCGTTGAGGAAATTGAGACTGTTAAGTCTGCCCTCATCGAGCGTGTAGATTCTTATCTGGAGTACGTCGCTGATGAGTGGCTCCAGGAAAATGAACTGGCCGTCGAGCACGGTCTTAAGACCGAAATGACTGAGAGCTTCCTCTCAGGCATGAAGGAACTTTTTGAAGCACATTATGTATCAATCCCTGAAGATAAATACGATGTTGTCGAGAGCATGGTAAACAAACTTGATGAAATGGAGACTAAACTCAACGAGCAGATCGAAAGAAATGTCTCCCTGAACAAGCGACTTGCTGAGTCGGTT